CTTGTATGCCAATTACTTTGATGACTTTGGCTTTGATTCTTGGGTTAGCTCCACTGTACCTGTTGGCAGGGATTCTTGTTCGATCTTCCTCAACAACATCTCCTTCGCCTGTATCCCACCCTCAATCATTAAAATAGTTTTTGTTTCTTCTTCTAATACTTTTTGTGCTTGATTTCTAGTTTCAACGTGTTTTGCTAGTTCTTCTTTCCATTGAACTAACTGTTTTTCAATAATAGCTTTCATAAATCAAACGATAGTAAGAGTTTCTCCTGCTCCTACAGTAACAGTAACACCGCTATCTATAGTGATAGGACCAGCAGACATAGCATTTTTGCCGTTAGTAATAGTATAGTCAGTCGTTACATTCTGACCATTTTCGTAAAATATTTCATCAGATCCACCACCTGTAGCTCCAGCCGATATTCCTGTTAATGCAGAACCATCACCAGAAAATGCAGTTGCAGTTAATGTGCCATTTGATGAGTTAAATGCTAGGTTTGATCCACTTTTAGGAGCTAAATTACCAGTTGCAGCCGTAGCAAATAAAGGGAAACAAGTAGTATCAGAAGATTCGTCAGCTACAGTTACAGTTGTTGCAATAGCAGCAGTACCAGAAGTATCTTGGTTTCCAGAAGTGTTTACACCAGGTAAGTTTATATTTGCTGTTCCATCAAACGACACTCCACCAATATTTCGTGCAGTTTCAAGAGCCGTTGCAGTTGCAGCATTTCCTGTAGTGTCCTGATTTAACGTTCCAACAACAAAATCTATAGTGCCATCGCCATCTTGGTACGTTACTGTTATGCCTGTTTCAGTATTACCAGTAAGCATACCTCCAACAATATCTTGAACTTGCTCATTGGTTAGAGTCGCAGTTATGTAGCCAGCACCATTGGTAATCGCATTATTGTTCAAGGAAATATTAGCTGTACCATCAAATGAAACTCCTGCAATAGTTCTGGCAGTTTCCAAAGCTGTAGCTGTAGCAGCGTTTCCCGATGTGTCTTGATTACCAGAGGTATTAACACCTGGAAGATTTATATTGGCTGATCCATCAAAACTTACACCACCGATAGTTCTTGCAGTTGTTAACGTTGCAGCCGATCCAGTTGTGTCTTGGTTAAGAGTTGCTACTCTAGCTGCTGCAATAGTTCCAGATGCGATATTACTTCCATTTAGATTTGTAAGTGCAGATCCGTTAAGTGCTGGCAATGTAGACGGAAATCTTGCATCAGGTATAGTTCCTTCTCCTAAATCATTTGCATCTAGTGAAGCATATTCCGCTTGACCTATCGCAGTCGAACCCGAACCAGAAATACTTTTTATTTTTAAATATTTATCAGCAGCAATTTGATTATCTGGAAAAATTAATGTGTAAGATTGTCCTGCACTGTGAGCAGGTGAAGCTAATATTATTCCATGACTTTGTGCAGAGCAATTTAGTTGTAATTTACCATCATTACCTCCAGCACCTCTGACTTCAACAACACCAGTTCCATTCGGTTCGATCTTTACGTTTCCATTACTCGTTGCTGTAGTTATTTTGCTTGATTGAACATCTAAATCGCCTCCAAGTTGAGGAGAGGTATCACTGACAATATCAGCTAAATATCCTGCACCATTAGTGATAGCGTTGTTATTGAGTGATATGTTTGCAGAACCATCAAAACTAACTCCAGCTATTGTTCTAGCCGTAGCTAATGTCGCTGCTGTGGAAGCTGCAATACCAAGAGCATCTATATCTGATTTTGTTTGATCTGCGGTGGCTCCACTCTCTATTCCATCAAGTTTTGTACCATCAGCAGCTACGTCACGACCATCAACTGTTCCTGATACTGCAATATTTCCTGTAACAGTAGCCCCACCTTCGGCTTCAAGTTCAGTTCCATTTATTAATTTAAATGCTGTGCTTGTAAATCTTGCTGTAATTACATTTGAACCAGCTTTTCTATGTGCAAATTCAATAATTCCATCTTCCGTACCAGAACTAGCATCACTAATTTTTCCTGTTATCTTTGCATAAACTTCTTTACTACCATCATCACTTTCGCCAGTAAATTTAAGTTGACCTAAATAATCTGAATCTGCTGGAGATGAGCTATTTCTATAAAGTTCAAATTCTGGAGCAGCAGAACTACCAGCATCAGTCGAAGTAAGTGTTAAATTACCCGTTCCAGTTATATCTGAAGTAAAAGCTGGTGATATTTTTGAACCATCTATTGCTGCACTTGAATTTATATCAGCATTAACAATAGTATCGTTTGCTATTTTTGCAGATGTTACAACTCCGCTATCAATAGTAAACGTGCCACCATTACTACTTACTGTTATATCTCCTTTGTCTCCATCAGAAATACCTATCGGAACTACTGAACCACCATCATTCTTTGTAAAAAGTAAGGCTGTATCAGTTCTTATAGCTAATTCGCCAACAGAAAGATCAGATGTACCTGGATCGCTACCAGAACCTCTTTTTAACTTAATTGTGTTTGCCATGAGCTTTTACCTCCTAGCTCTAATATGATCCACCATCTATCGAGAAGCTGGATGCACTTTCATCTTCTAAAAATGTAACCACATCAGATAGTGCAACCTGTTTCATAGTTCCATTATCATTTAAAACTACTCTGTCTGCTGCTGCTAAAGTTGTTGAGGTCGCAGATGTAGCTCCATCTAACAGATTAAGTTCGGCAGTTGTAGCCGTAACTCCGTCAAGAATATTAAGTTCAGAAGCAGTAGATGTTACTCCATCTAAAATATTTAATTCAGCAGTTGTAACAGTAGCTCCATCAAGTATTTGTATCTCAGCTTCAGTTAACGCAGCCAAAGCAGCAGATCCACCTGATTGACAACTAGATAAATTATCAAGGTCAGCATCATAAGCCTGTACTTGGCTTCCAATCGCAACTCCAAGACTTGCTCTAGCAGTTGCACCAGATTCAAGAACAAAGTTAGAACCATCACCAACAATAAAGTTGCTATCTGTTGGAGTTAAACCAGCTATATCACTGAGCTGTGCATCAAAAGCCTGTACATCTGATCCAATCGCTAATCCTAAAGCTGTTCTAGCTGCACTTGCACTTGTAGCACCCGTTCCACCATCGCCAATAGCAAGTGTTCCTGTTATCGAACTGGCAGCAAGATCAACAGCAATTTCAGTAGATTCAATAACAAGTCCACCATTAGCCTTGAGATCAACACTCATTACTGAACCAGACTTATCTAATCCATCTCCTGCTGATACTCCTGATCCAGTTCCAGAAAACTGTGTAAATACAATATTATTCGTACCAACTACATCTGACCCTTTATTTGAACTAACTACAAATCCAGAATCAGCATTGGCAGTTCCCTGTTCAACGAAAGCAAACGCACCAGCAACAGTAGCTCCAGTGGCAAAGTCATCTGCTCTAGTAGGAGCACCAGAAGCATTGACAATGTAAATACCATTTTCGGTCTGTGTACTCTGGTCTTTGATCATGATCCTGTCATTTGTTGCCAAAGTTATACCATCTACAGTCTGACCATTAGCAAAAGCAGAAGCTAATGTTCCATTCGCTGTGGTTGCAACTTTTACAGAATCTTTTACATCTAATCCCTGACTTACATTGTCAACATACGATTTACTTGCAGCATCACCTGCATTTGTAGGTGTTGCTAGGTTTGTTATTTTCTGTGAGTTTAAAGATACAGCACCAGCAGGAGCAGCCATCTCTGCAAGAGTATTGGCACGAACACCTGTATCAAAATCACTGATTTTTGTATGTGCTAATGAAGGAATATCATCACTTACTAATGCTCTAAATGTAGGTGCAGCAGCACTTCCAGAAGCAGCACCAGCTAAGACATGGTTTGTTGTTCTTGTTGTTGCTTTATCAAAAAATGCTCCTTTACCACCAATAGGTTCGATAGATGTAGCAGATCCTCCTGCTCCTCCTGTACCTTTACCAATAACTAATACTTCATCGCCTTCTCTAAAAGCTATTTCAGCATTTTCTAATGATGTTGGGTTTGATGATCCAGTGGATCTTTTAATTCTAATTGTGTTTGCCACTAGAAGTTACCTCCATCTACGAGTGTGAGAACAGTGTGAGTTGCAGTTGCTTCAAACCTATTGTTTGAGCTATTAAAAACAGGAATTGAACCATTGACTTTGTTATCGCCATTAAATTCAAAACCAGAAGCAGCAGGACCTTGTGGGCCTTGCGTTGTGATTTCAACTGTAGTTACATCAGAAACCTGACTAACAGTTATCGAATTAGGACTGCTCATGCTGTGTAACCCTCACTTATAAATAGTTTACCCTCTAAATAATAGTTTTTGCTACCTCCTGGTTCTGTTAATAATACGTCATAAAATAAAATTTCTGGAGTAAAGTTTGCCGTGTCAGTATCAGATAAATTCATGTCAATAATTCCATTAGCTCTATCTGTATAAGTTATAGCCCAATCTGCATATTTTGTGGAACGTGATTCATCATAAACTTGTGCAGCTACAGTATATCCAGTTAAATTTATTGCCGATCCAGTTGAATCTTTAAATGTTAATTTAATAGGAAAATCTGCTCTTCTATCAACAGTAAAGTTCTTTTTTCCTGGAATTATTGCCATTTATACAGTTACTTCCATTGCTGTAATATGTGAAACTGCACCTTGAGATCCACCATCACCTCTATTTAAATAATATGTAGTAGCACTACTACCAGATCTTTCAAGTTGCCATGCCAGTTTATAAGTAACTGCTGAAGTTGTGGCAGGAGAATCTAAGAATTTTATGTTGTAATTTCTTACTTGGAATTTAATAGTTTTATCTCTTATAAGACCTTGATAAGCTGACCCTCCTGTACTGTTTCCTATAACTGTGCTACCTCTTAAAAGTCTGACGCTATTATTTCTATCAGTATGACTACTTGATACTTGAAATGTTGTATCAATAAGAATTTTATTTGAAGCACTTGAAGGAGTAATAGTTACTGACATACCAGAAATATCATAATAAAGGGTTGCACTATCAGTTCCACTTGACCCTACTTGTGATGTTGTATCGGTCTTATATGTCTGTACAACTTGTATAATCCCACCATTAGAACCACTTGGTAGGCCACCGACAGGAACGATTGAATTGACTTTAAGTTGGCTCATAATTAACTTTTAGGATATTTGTCCTTAATAATTTTAATGTTAGTTTTCCAAGCATCTATACCATTATGATAAATGTCATCTAACTGATCTTCAAGACTTGGATACTCTGCTCTTCTTTTAGATTTGTAACTATCATTTTCTAAATCCCACGCAGCTTGTAAGGCAGCAAGTCCATCTGTACATTCTTTTTCTGTGGGTTTAGAACCACCGTCATGTACTATAAGATTTGCATATACTTTATTTTTATAATCAGACCACCCAAACCATTGTCCTAAACGTACAGTTATAAGATAATCTTCTATGTGTTCTGGTCTTCCATCTAATCTCATTATGTATCTCCTACTCTAATAAAAGTAACACCTGTAGTTTTATTTGAGTCACTTCCGACAACATTTGTATTATCTGACATCTGAGTTTGAAATCTCATTTTATGTGTACTTGTATTAGTAATATCAACTAGCTTTGCATTTTGTAAAAAAACATAAGCATTATTTTGATACCCATTTTGATAACCTGTAAGTAAAGTAGTAAAATTAGAACCTGAGTCAGTAGATATTTGTGGCATCATACCCATATAAGTTCTTCCACCACCATTTGTTATAGCGTAAAGTTGTCCTAATACTAAATAAATTCCAGTAGTAGGAAAAGTAAAAACTCCGCTAGATTCTGTCATTCCAGAACCAATAATTCCAACATTAGAAAGTGTAGCGGATTCTCTAGCCCAATTTGAAGTCATATTAGCTACACTATTTGTATTGTAAGTGCTTGTAATAATCCAATTATCTATCATTGTAATACCAGAAGGTCTAGTATTACCAGAGGTATCTTGAATTGTGTTTACTTTTAATGTACTCATGGCTTGGGATTAGCGTCTTTTACAGCTTTGATATGAGTAGCCCATGTGCCAGATGTTGTGACAGTTCCAGCAACTATATCTTTGTATAACATATCTAACTGATCGCCTATAGAAGCGTAGATAGTTGAACCGTTAGTTGTTCTATCTGTCTTGTACTTAACAGCAGCAGCTTCAGCATCTAAAGTAGCTCTTGCAGCATCTATTTCGCTCTGGTCAAGAGATACAGAATTACCGCTTGCATCAAAAGCACCAGCACTATCATCAATAGAAACTACCGTTCCAGCGTATGCTTTATAAATCGCTTCGTGATCTAAGGCCATAATCAGTTTTTAATTAGATTATACATGGAAGTAATCATGCTGACACCTCCATTGCTGTTATAAAAGTAGGATAAGACCCTCTATTACTATCACTGTTACTAGATGAACCTCCGATGATAGCGGGTGTACCCTGTGTTACAAGAATCTTTAACTTATATTCAACTGAATTTGTGGTGTTAGGACTATCAAGAAAATGACAACCGAAATGTCTAGCAACTCTACTACTTGAACCGCCACCCTGTCTTAAAGATGCACCCATAGTTGCCCTAGTCTCTTGGTCACGCAGATCACCTCTGAGGAAATCCTGATCTTCACTTCCACCACTAATAGTTCTTGCTAGTCGTAAATGAGAAAAAGAATTATCATCGCCATTGCCATAATATCCAGAACACATTATAAATATTTTACTTGTGCTAGATGTTGGAGTAATAGAAACATTAACACCAGTAACATCAATAGTGTTACCAGTGGTGGTTGTTGAGAACAAACTTGTTTTTACTGTTTGTTTTATTTGAATTATTCCACCACCACCGCCTGTTGGTACACCCGCAACTGGTATTATACTGTTGACTTTTAATGTGCTCATAATTTAAACGACTGTCCAGGTTTCACCAGCACCAACTGTAACTGTTACCCCTGATTGTATAGTAATCGGACCAAAGCTGCCAGCATTTTGGCCATTAGTAATAGTATAACTCTGCGTTACTGTTTGGTCATTTTCCCAAAAGATATTGTCACTTCCAGCACCTTGAGCACCTGCTCCAGCAGCAGCCCAACTTAGCGTTCCAGAAGCATCAGATACAAGAGCATAACCAGAAACAGCAGCATCGGTAGCTGGTAAAGTCCATACTACGTTAGAAGAAACTGTGGCTGGTGCTTGAAAACCTACATAATTACTACTATCAGCATCAGCAAAACGTAAATCACTTTGAGCCTGTAATGTTATACCACTCGAATCCATTATTAATCTTTCTGTTCCGCTAGAAGAGAACCCCATTACATTTGCAGATTTTCTAAATAATCCTAAATCTGTATCTGTATCAAAACTTATTGCAGGAGCAGAGGCATTTCCAGCATCATCAGCAAGAAAAGCACCTGTCATAGTACCGCCAGCTTTAGACAATAGTCCTAAATTAGCTTGGTCTATATTTCCTATTTCAGTAAACGCACCATTACTTGAATTTCTTATCTTTAAAATATTTGTAGTGGTATTTAAAAAAGGCATACCAGCTACACATTGACTTGAAGCTAAGTCAGATGACTTTGAATTACTTGATTGGATCGCAGCAAAAACATTATTAAGATCAGTTCT